GGGCAGGTTGTCGAGCCGGCGCTTGTCAGCCGCCGACATACTGCCTGGCCGCAGCTGACTGGCTGCATCAATGCTGATCGTCCAGGCACTGCCACCACCACTGACACGGATCGGGGCAACGCTGTCAAGGATGATGTCGCCGCCGGTCCCCGTGCCACCGCCTCCGGTGCCATCGGATTCGAGGTATACCGTCATCCAATCACAGTCGAAGTCGGCGTGGCCGGTCTTCACCAGGATTTGCCCAGGCGCTCCGCCAGGAGGCAACGCCCCCTCCGTATTGGCTACGACGGTGGTGTTGTAATAACCGCCGGAGTTGGGGTCGTAGTTCTCAAAAACCAGCCTGGCCATGGCTCGGCCTCCTAGAAGCTTCCTTCGTCCAGGGTCCCGATACTCATCTCCTCGGTGATCGGATCCACCAGCACCTCATCGCTGGGCTTGACAGTGCCTCTTTGTGCGCCGCTGGCTGGTTGCGCGTAAGACCACAACAGCTCATTGGCCTGCTCCTGGCTTGCCACATTCGGCATAGGGACGCTGAAGTCTGCCCCGCCCACCAGTACATCCTCATCGCTGACCGCGCCGCCAGCGCCGCTGATGACTGCAACCTTGATCCAGTTGGAGCCGGTGCCAAGAGAGAAGATCCAGTCGCCCACAGCCAACGGCTCGACCGGGGCCGGAGTTACGCCTGTGCCCGCCTGAGTAACGATCAGGTACAAGCCAGCGTTTGCCTGCGCTGGTGCCGGCAGGGCATTGCCGGCGATCACCCCGGCCATGTTGCCGTAGGTGCTGATGCTCTCGACGACGTTGTTCACGGCGTCGTAGGTGCCGCCGAAGCGGGCGTTCTGCTCCACCGCTGAGCCATAGCCCAGCGAGAGCCAGTAGCCGTTCTGCACGGTCCCGGGTCCATCAACCGTGCCGATCCAGATGTAGGCCGAGCGATCAACCGGGTTCACCCACCACTGCCCAGCGAACTGTGGCTTGGGCCTGGACTGATTGACCTGCGCAATGCCGTAGTCGGCCAGCTGTTCAGCCGTGACACTGTTCAGCGCCAGACGGTCTGAGCCGAATTGGCCGCTGGTGATCGCGCTGACATCCAGGCCAGGAATATCAGCGGGCAGCAAGTCGCCGCCCTGAATGACGTGACCCGTCTCGTTGATCTGCACCTTGGTATAGGTGCCAGTCAGTGCGCCGCTTTCGATGTGGCGCAGCACGCCATCAACAACCTGCAGCGGCGGGTACGGGACGACAACCGCGCCGGTGGTGGTGTCTGTTGCGTTAGGTAGGTCAGTGCCCACCAGGGGCACCGAGGCTGTCACATGGCCCTGGGCGTCGTAGGTAAATCCGCTCCGGGTGGTGGGAGCAACTGCGTTGCTATGGGACAGAGCGCCGGTGGTGCTGACTTGGAGACCACCACCAGGCGGCACTTGAACACCACCCAGCTCCGCCTCTTTGGCCGGCGGGAGATCACTGCCGATTAGCGCCCGGTGCTCAGTGACGTGGCCCTGGCCGTCAAAGGTGATGCCACTGCGGCTGCCAGCCAGGACCGCGTTGACATGACCGATTGCGCCGGTGGACTTGTCGAGCCCCCGGTCCAGGGAGGCAGGGGCAATCTTGGCCGCTGTCACCGTGTCATCGGCGAGCTTGGCACCGTCTACGCCAGGGGAGATCTTGCTGTTGGTGACCGCCAGATCCTGGATGGAGGCCGTGTCCACGGCATTGTTTGCCAGCTCGCTGGCAGTGATGGCCTCGGGGGCAATCTCCTTTGCACTGACACTATTGGGGAGCAGCTTGGCCCCCTTAATGGTGCCGTCGTCGATGAACTGAAGGCCAGCCTCAAGGAAGCTCTTGGCATCCAGGCGCTTAGTTTCACTGGCACTGAGATCAGCAAGGGCCAGTAGGTCCAGGCCCTGCAGGTCTTCTTCCTTAAGCGGCGGCAGCTCGCTGATCCTCAGGTCGGCCATCGAACCCGTTACGCCTAGGTGCTATGGGTCAGTCTAGGTTCTACGCCAGAGCCAGCTCATTCCTGCTGCGCTTCCTCCAGCTCAAGGAAGCCGCTGCCCAGGTTCTCTTCCACGCGGATGCGGCTTACGTCGTCTTCCTGAAGGATGTAATTGCTGATCATCCGAGTGCGCAGCTTGATCTCGCCTGTCGTCACGAAGTCCACTGTGGTCCGCACTGGCTGAGTCGCTTCAAACGCAATCGCCACATTCGTCACCAGGGCGTTGAAGTCGTAGTACACCTCATCGTCCACGTCTTCTGCGTATCCGCCGGGCTTGGCCTCGTCTCGGCCCGCCAGGGTGAGCTTGGCCCAGAACTCACTGCCCATTTCCGTGCGTAGCAACAGCTGGTGCAGGTAGATCGGCATTTCGATGCCACCGCTCACCACATTGCTCAGTTCATCGCACAGCCGGCGCTCGTAGTCGAAGAAGCAGTTGAGCTGGCCGCTGCCGCTGATCAGGGCGCTGTGCTGCTGGCGGAACTCATCGCCCAGCTCAGTCACGTCAACCGCTTCACGACTGGTGTTCAAGGTGAAGTCCGTCACCTGGCCCACGATGCGTTCGATGTTGTTCCGCACCTTCACCGCAATCGGGATCTTGCGGGAAGGGCGCTGCAGGTTCACTCGACCACTGGCCTCCCCGCTCACCGCCTCGTCGAAGGTCCGGTACAGCGTCACGCCGCCTACCTGATCGACGGCGACGAACCAGATGCCATCGGGGTAGGTGCCTGGCACAAACCAGCCATTGGCCTCAACGAAATCCAGTGGTCCGCGATCGAGTGCCTTGAACTCCACCTGATCGCCAGTCAGCAGCATCCCAGGCGTGAACTCAAACGAGAACCGATTGCGGTCCAGGTTCACGTCAGAAGGGCAGATCTCGCTGGTGTAGCTCCGGCCTGCGGTGCTTCGCCTCAGCTCAACCTGGCCCATGTGTCCCAGGATCACTGACATCAGAGTGCAACCCCCTTGAGGTCGCCGCAGACACTGAAGCTGACCTGTGCTTGCATCACCTCTCCTACCTGACAGCTCAGTTCACCGGAGGTCAGCAGCGCCGTAAAGCTCACGGCCTTCTCACCCCAGCCCAGGGTGATCGCCACCTTGTCAGCGTCGGTTGCAGCGCCGACCTTCACCACCTTGCTCAGAAGGGGGACGGGAGCATCTGCGTAGTAGAACACCGACATGCTGCCGCTGGCACTCTTCAGGCCCGGTGTGTAGTCACGAGCGACATCAGAGAGGCTGGTGGTTTCAAGGGCTTCCACCTGCGCACTGAAGGACCAGCCGCTGACTTTTGCGAGCTGAACACCGCCCAGGAGCACCTTTCCATCCTTGCCTGAGTAGTGCATCAGCCGTCTAGGTATCCAATGAGCTTGACGCTAATGGTGCTGCGACCAGGCGCCACGGAATCAACAGACGGCGGACCGTCATAGCGCCAGCGCAATCCGCTGGCCGTTTCTCCCAGGTAGCCGGCCAGGCTGTTGCCTGCACCCGCCAGGCCATCATTGGCGGTGAACGTCACCCAGTTGTCACCGACGTTCTGCCGCTCATAGTTCTGGAGGATCTCGGCGGTGCGATCGTCGCTCACGTTCGCGAACTCCAGGCTCAGCTCTGACTTGCTGCGCCGGTTGCCGTAGCGCAGGATCGTGGTGGCACCGTTCAGCGCCTCGAACTCGTTCTTCGGATAGCTGCCGGGGCTGTACTTGCGGCCGGTTGGCTTGATATTCGGGAAGGCGATTGCCGGCATCTAGGCACCCTCCTCGACGAAATGGCTGTCATCCCAGTCTACGACTGCCAACGAGCCCGCATCTGTCAGTGGCTGGTGGGAGCCAGAGATGGTGACGAAGCCCTCCTCGCCCATGGCCAAGGTTTCCACCTTGTAGAGCCTGCTGCTGGTAGTGGTATTCGCCAGGGTGAACACCGTGCCCCAAAACGCCGCATCAGTGCAGGAGCCATTGGCCACTGCGATGGTGCCTTCCTTCACGCCCTCGGTGCCAGGCACCCAGTAGATGATCCGCTGATCGCCATCGGGCAGGGGTTCAGCGGAATTGATCTTGCCGTCGAGGCCGATGGTGCCATTGCTGAACCGGCTGGTGTGCGTCACCTCTGAGACGAAGCGGAAGTAGGCACCAGGCTCCAGGCCCATGGCCGCCTGCGGTGTGGTTTCAAAGGTGAGACCGTGGTTCACCTTCTGCCGCAACTTCAACGCAGTGCGAGCGAAGGTGCGGGCCTGGGCAATGCTGGTGCAGAACAGGCTGAGATCAAAGTCCTCCTCGGGGTCGCGATCGCTGCCGCCCTGGCCATCACTCAGACGGATCGACAAGGCACGGGTGCGCGAAAAGCCGTTCTCTGTCTCCTGCCGCCACTTCACCACCGCTTTGAACAACTGCCGCTCCTCGGGGCTCAGCCACGCCACCTTTAGGTCGCGAATGTTGCCATCGGTGAACAGGGCGCTGATCTTCGGCTTGGCAGCGCGATCTAGCTTGTAGCTGCTGTCCTGGGGGAAGCTGGGCACCAGGCTGAACTGCCCGCCCAGGATGGTGAAGTCCAACAGGCAGTAGCCGGCCTGCTCATAGATCCACTGGCGCAGGTTGAGTGGTTCGCTGATCACGCCATCCCAGGTGAACTGGTTGGCATGGCACCAGCGAGCTGCCTGCTGCATCCGTTCGCGGCTCACAGCCTGGCGGCCCACCGAAGCACCGGCGCCAATGCGCTTGTCCACCAGCAGGGTGTAGGCGATCTCAGCGAGGTTGTTGCTGGCGGCCACCAGCTGCCCCTCGGCCACGGGGTTGCCGCTGTCGTCGATCAGGCGTTCGATCTCCACGCCCTGTTTGATGTAGGCGCTGAGCTGCTGGAAGCTGGCCCATTCCTTGGTGGAGTTCAGCCGGAGGCCGACGTAGCTGAGCCCGTCGTACTGAACAGCGTTCTGCCTGACCTGCTCATTTACATACACCACTTCATGCTCTGGGCCGTCAAAGTGACTGCTGTTCTCTGCGTCGTAGATCTTGTAATCAGCGAT